ATTAGCTCTTTGAATCTAGCATAGCTTTCTTCATAGGCATCTGTAAGCCAAAGATTTCTCTTTTTGTAATCTTCCCAGGACAATTTCATTAGGAACATTGCACATTTAGATTTTTCCCCAAACCATATTGTGTTGACGCAATCCACAATGCTAATTTCCTGAGAAAACTCTTGTGGTCTAATTCGAGCTGTAACTACAGTTTTCCTTGCCATATACTTTCTCTTACTAGTTGAATTTACAGAAGAAGCATAATTCTCCACTTCTCTATAAATGTGAATTAAAGGATAGTCTAAATTTGGTTCTGTTGCCAAACTAGAAATCAGTGATTCAAACTCCATTAAAAGTCCAGGCAAGCTAGTTTTCCAGATCTCAGATCCTTGCCTAAAAGTAATGCAAGGAGAGCTCTTTATATAAGCCGATACTGTGTGAACTTGACTGGCTCCTATTTGAGAGAAAGCTTTTTCTGATCCAGGTAGAATGGATTTAAGTTGTATTCTGAATTTTTGTTCTGTTGGCAATCTCTCTGTTTTGGTCATTCTCATAGGATTTTTCCTGATTTCATTAAGGAAATACTCTCTATCTGGTATATTTGTTTCTTTGAGGAATTCCCTATATTTCTTCATTTGACCCATCGACAACAGAACTGAAAAGGAATGTGAATCAGTGGAATCTTCTTCTAACAACAATCTACTTCTAGTAAACTCTTCTAAGTATCCAGCTCTAATGTCTCTGTTAGTTCTATAATACATTGTATAGTTAACTCCAAGCAGTGGGCCAACTCTATGGTGACTTGGTGTGTAGTAAAACATGGCAGGATGTCTTAGATGCTTTTGTAATTTTGAGAGCTCTGACCAGGAGTCATCTGAATCAGTACAGAGACCTAGTGTTTGCATATGATTTAAAATGCATGAGTATTCAACATCAGCTGATAGGGATAAAGAACCTCCATTGGATACAATATCTCTGAGAAGATTATAGTCTGTTCTCATTCTTGATATGGTACTATTTTCATTCCTTAGATTGCATGCGGCATCGACAAATTTTATTCTAGGAGTGACCATTGTATTTCTCACAAACCATACAGAATTAAATTCCACTATGTTGAATCTATTTCCCAATAATGATTTCTCTTCTGAAATCTTACCAGTGAATAAAGGGTAAGATCTTCTAAATAGAATTGTGCTGTATTTTAGGAATTTATCAACACTATCTCGAGCTGTTTCATCTTCTTTCTTGTATATCACAGTGATGACTCTTGATGCATCATCCGAACTGCATTGTGTTGTTATCACTAATTTTGCTTCAGGATATCTGGTCTTGATGATCTTGGAAAATGCTGCCTTTGTTTTGTTGCTAACCCAATTCAAATGGCAAGAATGAACAAGAGAAGAAGTATAATGCAAAATTCCTTGCATAAAATTGCTTCTGTTTTTTAGCAAAACAGTCTGCTTATCTATTAAGTCATTATCAGGAGAGTCCAAACCAAAGAACTGATTTTTTAACTCATTCATTCCGTCATCAGTCGACAAAACTTCCGGGTTGTCAACAAACAATTCCAACAACTGAACAGGCAACTCAAGCTTTTTGCCTGTCACTAGGTTGAGACAGCTCATGATCATAGGTAAAAATTCTGGCAGCTCTGACAATGCTTCATTGTAAAAAACTCCAAAGACTGGCATTACGAACCTTTGACACCATGTTGTGGCGTCTGCTGAATCCGAACTGGTTTGTTCTTCAAAAT